AGCAAGATCTATGTCTTTCTGAAGAGCAAACCACATGCCCACCACGGTAACAACAAAGCCTACGATTATTAATAATGTTTTTAAATCTAAAGTTAATTCAGTGTTTTCTGAAATTTTGTTACTCATTGTTTTATTTGTATTTTTTAAATATTAATTTCCTTTTTTACTAACTCTTGTAACAATAAGAGTTGAGCTGTTGTTAGGTTTTGAATTATAACTAGGTCTAGAGTTATAACTAGGTTTACTGTTAAAACTAGGTTTGTTATTAAAACTAGGTTTAGAATTAAAACTAGGTTTTGGTTTGTTATAATTAACTTTAGGTCTTATAACTGGTTTATAGCTCACGACTGGTTTGTTATTTAGAACGAGTCTAGATCTATTAAGTTTGCCTAGAGCTAAAGCATCTTTAACTTTTAGTTGGTTTCTTCTACTAGAATTATAAACTACATTATAACCTTGATTATTAAAAGGTCCTTGATTCCAAGGTACCATATAGTACTCCCAATAATTCCAAGGTCTGTAAAAGCTAGAATAGTAGTTATAAAAATTTCCTTGATAAAAATTAAAATCCATCCATAAAGGTCTCATACTCCAGTAACCATAGTTATTAGTAAAATAAAAACGAGCCTTAAAAGGTTCGAATTTTATACGCACTATGCTTGTGTCAAAACCAGTAAACATAGATGTTATATCTTTTGGAGACGTTTGCACATCTACATAAGTACTAGGAACATATTGATAACTTCCACAGCTACATAGTAGCATTACTAATATTACAAGTTTTTTCATGTTATTTAAGTTTTTTGTTTTGTAATTCAATTATTTTTTTAATTCTAACTTCTTCGTATTTTAAAGCTTTTATTTGTTGTTTGGTTAAACCTAAATCTAATAACATTTGTTTTTGTTCTACTACACTAGTATCTTTCTTCATTTTTAAAACCTTATCTCTAAGTATCGTCTGTGGTGTTTGTATTTCTTTGTCTTCAACGCCATAATAAGGTAAACCTACGTCCCAAGTTCCCCAACCAAGAGATAATGCAACTTTTTGCCATTTTTCAGAACTGTCGCTAAATATAGCTCTAAGATTGTTGATTTTTTGTATAGCTCTATCTAACGGTATGTTTGTTAAAGCAGAGACTACTTGAGCTCCTGCTAAATACGCTGGGTTATTTAAACCAAAACCTTCTTCTTCCATTCTTTTTTGATCCCAAGATAATGTATTAGCAGCAGATTTAAGTTTTCTAATTTTAGAATCTAATGGTGGTGAGAAACCAAACAAATCAAATATAGCTTTTGCAAAATCAGGAGATCCAGATTTATCGTTTTCTCTAGCTATAGTCATTATAGCATCTTTTAAAGCAACAACAGCAGCTCCTTGTATTCCAAGACCTCTTAATAATGAATCCGCCATACCGTTAGCTATTCTACCTGTTTTATCATCTATTTTCTTTTGTCTTGCTTCGTCTGTTTCTTCTTCTTCGTCATCAAACGCTAGAGCAAATAACGCGGTTTGTAAAGCGTTAAACATTAAATTCTGTATAGCAGCATAGTAAACTATTTTAGACACGTTACTTCTCCAATCACCTCTACCATTTATTAAATCTTGTGTCGATCTTTTTATTATACGAGCATATTGCATAGGTGTGTTAGCAAAAGCTAATATTACACGACCAGCACCTGAAGCTTGTTGTTGAGATATTTTACTTGGATTACTAGATTGTTGACTTGTTTCTGCGATAGCATAGAAATCTTGAAAAGCTTGAGCTTCGGCATCTTTTTTACTCATGCCTTGTTTTATCAATGAATTAACTCTATTTCTAAAAAACGTAGCACCACCAGAAGCTATAGCAAAACTATCTGCGAATCTTGTTAATACAAATCCTTTACTTAATAATAAATTAAGAAATGCTTTAGGTTTATTAGTGCTTTCAGAAACTGCATCAGCAATTTCAGATTCACTTACGTTTATTTTTAATCCATCACGTCTATCAACTAAGTAAGGTGAATTCATTAATGTCATAAAATCTTTCCAGTATTGTTTTTGATTTGCAAAAGCTTTACCAGCAGCTACTATATTATTATCACCCCAATTTATGAAGTTTACCGCAGATATGGTTTGTAATACAGCAGACCTTGTGTTTAAGAACATTATAGCGCCAACAGAGTTGTTTAACCAATCTAGTAAATTGTTTACTATTCTAGATCCTCCTATTGGTCTGTTAGAGCCAGATTTCATTCTAGCTAATTGATCTCTTAAAGCTTCTACATATCTTGGGCCATAGGCAGCTTCAAGTTTAGCTAAGTTTTTTTCTGAGAATATAATATCTACATTTTCTTGCCACTCTTGTAAGTACTCTTTTCTATTTGTCTTATTGATATCGTTTATTATATCTGAAACAATAGTACCAGCTAACCAGTTTTCTCCAGCTTTAGGATATGGTTTACCTTTTTGCATTTTTATTAATTCATCAGCAAACACATCTAGCTCAGCGTTGTTATCTACAAAATCATTTAATTGTTTAACATCTCTTTTAGATAAACCAGGTATTGTCATACCTTGTCTTGTCCATATAGCAACTCTTACTGCTTGGCCAAACGTAAAACCTCCAATACCAGTTTGTTTAGATAAAGACTTAGGTAATGTTTTTAGTTTATTTTTTAAAGCCTTAAAGTCGTTTGCAGCGCTAGTTTTAGCTCTTATCAAAGCTGTTTCTGCTCTATTATATGGATCTATTACGTTATCTTTGAAAAAAGCCATTTGAGCATCTCCAACTTTACCTTTACCAAGAAGCTTGTATATTAACCCTAAGAAATCTTCAGCCGATGGAGTTGTAAAGAAACTGTATTTACCTTTGTTAGCTCCAACCGTTTTAGCTCTAGCTGGTGAATATTCTTTATAAGACTCAATACCTGTAGCGCCTTCAATAACATCGTTCATTATTTTATCAAAATTCAACGATTTACTAAATTTAGCTTGTTGAACCTTAGACTTAACATCTACTTGATCTAGTATTTCTTTAACAGCTTTAACATTTCCAATAGCATCATCGGCAAAATAAAAATCATTGTAACCTTCTGCTGTCTTACTTACTACCCAATTAGCCTTAGCTTGTGGTGATCCATTTTCTAAGCCTGTGATATTTTCTAATGGTAAATTTAAACCTATGCCATCTAAAAACGTTTTAATACCTGTAGCTGCTATTTGTGGTCTAGCTGTTAATACAAATATATCTTTACTTCCAAACTTACCTTGACGTCTTAACGCTAAATCAGCAAGTGGTCCTTTTTGAGTGCCTTTACTTACGTTTTCAAAATTAGTAAAATCAAACGTAGCACCATCGTCTTGTAAGTCACTAGCTTGTTCTGCAAATTGAGCAGCGCTAATTTCTTTTATGTTACCATCAGCACTTGTTACTATAACTTTTTCTTTTGTTCTAGCTAAAGTATCATCAAAGTCAAAAACACTAATACCTTTAGGTTTTGTGTTTAAAGATTTTGAAAACTTAAGAGTTTTATCGTAGTTTTCTAATACTTCTATTTGTTGATCCATACTCATGTTTGTATCAACTTTTCCTGGAAATAAACTAGCGTTATTTTTGCTAGCACCTATTACTGATTCACCTAAATTATTAACATAAGTATTTAATCTGCCTACAGATCTAGAGAATTTCATGTTAGGATCTGTAGCTTGCTCTAGCATTAGTTTTTTCTGAATACTAACTGAATTAGGATCTGTTTTGAATTTACCTTTTAAAGGATAACCCATAGTAGTTGCTATATCTAAACCAGTGTTTAGATCTTGAATTGTGTTTAGATTGATATCAGCGGCAGCTAATCTTAAGAAACCAGCATTTGGCGTTAATATATTGGTTCCATCAGCAAATCTTGCACCTAACTTAGCTTTATCTAAAAGAACATCTGAAGAATTAGATAGTTGAACTTGAACAAAATTATCTTTAACTCCTTTCATTATTGGCGTAACTGTGTTTGTGGCTAAACCATAAATAATAGAAAGACCAACTTTAGAAGCAGGTGGACTATGTTCTTCAATATAATCAAGATATCTTTTAGCTTGTTTTGTACCTTTAGGTGCTTTTACAAAAACATCAGAAACACCTACAAACGGTGCTGATATTTTTATTAAACTTGTAGTACCTTGATAAGCTTGAGAAATAAATAAAGCAGCGTCATTTAATGGTATCGTTTTATTTTGAACTCCTTTATCTAGTATTTTAACAAAATCAGCTAAAGCTTTTTGATTTATTTCTTCTTGAGCTTTATTTGCTTTTTTCTGTTTTCTAGTTAACTTTGTATTTCTTGGTATTATAACTCTTCCTACGTTTTTAAAGTTATCTATAACTTCAGACGAATACAAACTGTTGTTAGCATCTGCAACCCTCATCATTTCTATATAAGCAGGATCAGTTTTGCCGTAGTATAAAGATCCTTTAGCTGCTTGAATTTTAACATTTTGACCTGGGTAAGCAGCTTCGATACTTTGTAAAGTAGGTAGAGTATAAAGTTTAGGTCTAGTTCCATCTTCACGTTTTTTACCATATCTTTGTTTACCATCTTTATCAAGTGTAGGTGTACCTATTATAGTTTTACCATTATCTAAAGTATAATAATAATCTCCATTTTTAGCCTCTGTTCTTTTAGCACCAAAATTACCTAATCCTAATAAGTTTATAGCAGCAGCAGGTATGTTACCTTTTATTATAGACTGTAACACAGAGTCTTGTCTAGCTTTTCTGTTACTGTCAGTAGCTGTTATGTCACCTTTTAATAAACCTTTATCTTTTAAATAAATAGCCAAATTATCAATACCGTTTAAGCTTGATACTTCAGTAAGCTGAGTATTTTGTAGAGATGTTATAGTTTTGCTATACACTTTTTTACCTCTACCAGATCCCATTCGTTGTTTCTGAGTAGCGTCTTTAATATTAGATCTAGCTACAACGTTTGCTAACTGTTGGAATATTATTTTGTTTATTCCTTTTATAGTTTGAGCTTGCTTAGATCTATATAGCTTAGCATCGTCAGGAGATTTCATAGCATCAGCAATTTCTTTTATGCGTATGTCTTTTCTTTTTACTAGTTTTCCATCAGAGTTTGTAGTGTAAAATAATTCTTTAACGTTACCTGGTATACCAGTTGCTTTACCTAAATCATCATAAGCGTCAGGCAACAACTCAATAACTTCTTGAGCGTTTTTATTTATAAAAGTTCTTAACGTTCTAAAAGCTTCGTTTTCTTTTTCTTTAATATTTTCAGCAGCACTAACTTCTTGTTGTTTACCACCTTTCATGCCCATAGCAAATAATAGCTTTGGGTTCAAACCAAATACTTTACCCCAAGCATCTGCTAATTGTTTTCCTGGCTTTATACTTTTAAAATTATCTTTAGAAAAATCTCTACCTTTTTGATCTGATTCAATAGCAGCAATCAAAAGCGGCATATTTTTACCATCACCATCCTCTAAAAATTGTAACTTTCTAGCGTCTACAAGTTTTTTCTCTGCTTTATCATTTAAGTTACTTTTAGCGTTTAAATCACCTGGCATTTGTAAAGTACTATCGTCAATACTTTTTTCTTGCTTCTCTTTTTCTCCTTTTTTAAATAATTCTTTATTACTATCTCTTTGACTAAAATTAGTATTTGAAGTTATAAACTCTGCAAAACCTTCCGGGCCAACAATTTTTCCATCTGCTCTTTTTTTAGCAGGATCAAAGTTTAATAATCTGTCTGCTATGTTTTTTAAATTTAAAGTAACCTGCTCAGGTGATGTAGACTTTGTAATTACGTACGCTTTAATTAATGGGTTTAATTCCCCTTTATTAGTGTTTGGATTTATTGAAAAAATCTTGTTAAACACTCTAGGGTTAAAAAAATCTTGCTGTGTTTTTACATCACTAGGAACTAGCTCCTTTATTTTTTGAAATAAATCTTTAGAATCTTTGCTTACTGTTTTAGAGGTTTTTTTATCTGTACTTTTCAAGCCATCTCCTTCGTCCATAAGCTTTTGAGCTCTATCAGATATTATTCCGCTTTCAGTGTTTTTATTATAAGTCTTAATAAAGTCATATAAATCTTGACCATCTTTAAAACCTATATCACTTGGCTTAACGTCTTGACCTGTTGGGTTTTCGTTAGCAGCATTAGAAAATATTTTTGAAAAGAAATCACTTAATTTTTTTATTAACGTAGGTTTTTCAACAATTGATTCCTGTGTTATTCTGCCTTCGGCTACTAAAGAAGAAAATATAGCTAAGTATTCGTCTGGGTTTCTTTCTAAATATTCCGGCGGATATAGTCTATTACCAGTTTCCGGGTCAATTTGCTCCATCCTGGAAATTAATAAACTATAGGCATCTGGGTCTTCTTTTTTTAATATTTCTAAAAACTCATCTTTTAGTTTTTCACCATTAGGTCCTGAAAATTCAGACTTAAGTATTTTATGTAACAATTCATGTCTACCAACGCCAACCGCGCCAGCTTCTCTCATGTGTTGTTTATTAATAAATATTTCTCCTGTCTTAGCGTCTACATAGGCATCTACGTTAGGATCTGTTTCCCCTGTAGCTTCCATAAATTCAGCGCTAGTTTCAAATGACTTTACCTTACCTTTGCCGTATTTTTTAGCAAGAGCAACTTCGTTTTCTACTTTTTTATTAATTTTATCTTTGTATTCTTGTAGTTGTTCTGGTGTTAGATTTTGTGTTTGTATTTGCTTTAAGCGTTGATCAATTTCTTTTATTCTATTAGAAGCACCTTCTGTCAAAGCAGCATTTCCACCGGTTTTTATCTTTCCATCTAAAACTTCTGCTTCCGCAAGTAAGTCAATTGCTTCTGCTCTTGCTTGACCAGTTAAAGCAGTTGCGTTAAGCTGGTTGTTAGCACCTTGTTGTCTTTTAAAGTTAGCTTTTATCTCATCAGACTTAGTAGTAGTAATCTCACCGTTATCTACTTTTCTTTTTAACTCCGTGTTCAAAAACATTTCTGCTTGAGGGTTTTCAAGTATCTTAGTACGTTTATTAGCTTTATCATCTAAAGTTAACTTAGGTTTAGAATCAACTTTTTGATTACTCTCTTTTTTATAATTTCTACTAGTATCTAAAGAATCACTTTCAACAACTGCCTCAGCATCAGACTTTTTAATTGTAGCTTGTCTATTGCCTTTCTCATTAACTTGAGTTTCAGTTTCAGCTACTTCATCTTCTAAAGTTTTAGATTTTTTACTTTCTATTTTTTGATCTTCAATTGATTCTTGGCCTTTAACCGTGTCTTGAACTGGAGTAGATGTTTCTTTAGCGTCTCTTATAGGTCCAGAACCTTGGTCATCAGGACCTTCTTCGTTAGGTGGTCTTTTAGTTGTAGAATCTTCCATTCCAGTGATAGCCTCAGAACTTAAATCAAACATTCCACTTAAACTAGTGTAGCCAGATTGTTTTAAATTTGTACCAATTCTTTTTGAATTAATAGTTGACCTAAGTACTTGTGCACCTGAACCAGCAAAACTCATACCTCCACCCATAACACCACCAATTAAGAAAGTGTCCATAATTTCTCCCCATGCAGGTATCCAATTCTTAACCTCATCTTTATAGACGTAATCAGCGGCTTGATTAATCATTAAGGTTGCGGTTTCAGACAAACCTTCTTGACCAAATTCTTTTAATACTTTTGTAGCGTGTTGTAATAAACTTTTTTTGATAACTTCTTTACCTCCGCCTCTTAAGCCTTGGAACATTCCTTTACCAATCTTTTTAGTAACTAATTCTAGTAAACCTTCAGACGCACCTATTACATAAGCATGACCTATTCTATCCCAACCTAAAGGTCTTCCGTCTTTAGCGCTTTCCATATTTGTTTTAGCTGCTTCACCTACAACAATAGAAGCAATACCAACGTACGGTACCATAGATTGAACGACAGAAGGTAACGAACCTAGCGCTGCTGCGGTTATTCTGGAAGATCCTGTTACCCAAGCAGCAAGTCTTTCTTTACCTGTAAGATCTCCGTCAAATGCTTTTCCTAAAGTTTCAGTCATACCAACCTTATTAAAATCAAATAAAGTTTGGTTTAACTGATTTGCTTTCTTACTATAAACATCGTAAGCTTTTTCCCCACCTTCAACTAAATCTTTTTGAGTAATAAAATCTAATGCGACTTCGCCGGTCATGTTTCTTAATGCTTTCATCGCAGTGCTGTTTAGAAAATCTTGAGCACCTTGTGGTAATATTTCACCTAAAGAATCACCAATAACTTTTTTAGTGTCTGCTAAAAGTTTAGGTGCAGCCATTAGCCCCATACCTATGTTTAACATGCCACTTTCAACAAGATCTCCTACCTCTTCTCCGAAATCATAACTTTCACCATAAGCACCGGCTTTTCCACCATCTCCTATAGCAAACTCTGTAACTATATCGTTAACAACATTATCAAAACTTATACCATCCCAAGAGTCATCTTCATAATCACTAAAGTCTAATATACCGGCGTAATTTAAAGCACCAGCTATAGGCTCAAGAACGAAATCAGCATAAGCATCCACCCCATCTATAAGAGCTTCAACACCTTCGCCTGATGCTCTAGCAATTGCTTCACCCCATTTAGCGTCGTCAGCAAAGAAATTAAAATCTTCTTGACCTACTTTCCACCAATTATCTGTATCAATAATATCAGACAACTGTAAACCATCACCACCAGTAATCATACCATGCCAACCTAATTCATTATCTGCTTTGTATTTTAATACAGCTTCTTTTCTATCTATCTCTTGTTGCTTTTGACCTTCTACTTGGCTAAAGTATTGTTCTCTTTTTTCGTCATCAAAATCAGAGTGACCAAATAGATTAGCTATTGAAGCTTTTGCAACATTGCCTTCGTCTGAAGTATTATCGTTAGCGTTCGTCCACTCTTCTTTAGATCCTTCTTTTCTAGAGTAATAAATCCCTTGAGACTTGTCTTCTGGATTTAATTCAAATTTGTATTCATAACCATCGCCTCTTGACAAGACTTGACCTGGGTTAGCGGTTGGTCGTGAAGCCGATGAACCATCTCCCGATTGTGATTCCGTGCTGGATGCGTTGGCGTTCGTTGACACCGCAGTTGCATCCTGATTCTGGGTGTCGTATGTCTTTACTGGATTATCTATATCGTATTGTCTTGCTTTTTCAAAGACTTCGTTGCTGTTTGCTCCTTGAGCTATCAAGCTTTCTATGTATTCTAACTTATTCATTTAATTTAATTTATTGGTTACCTTCCATGAACTGTTGAGCTTTGGCTTTTCTAGCTTCTGCTAAATCAAATACCGCAGCGTCTTCTTCTACGCTAGGCAATTTATTTGTAAGAAATTGTTTTAAATAATTATTAAAAAAGTACTCTTTGTATTTTTGTGAAAATAACATTTTTTTATTTTGATCAAGAGGTAAATCATCTTTATAAGACCATGACTCCATTCCAGCGTTTGCATTTTGAACCATTTGATCGTCTTCTTCTTCACTAGTTCCTTTAGATAAAAATACGTTCCAAGCAGCTACAGCTTCTTGTTCTGCTCCAAGTACTCCTGCTATTTCAGCGTTCATAAACGGAGCTACTTTTTTATCTATCTTGTCTATATCATATCTATATACATTTCTTCCTTTACCATTACCTATGTCAATTATCTCGTAATCAGGTTCACCGTTGAATTTTAATATAAATTCTTCTGATATTTTAGCGGCAGAAGATAACTGTTGATTTTCCCCAATAGAATCTGGAGGAAATATACCAGTTTCAACTAACAACCTACCCATATCTCCAGCTAAATCAGGAGTATCTGCTACTAGAGAAGTATCTGAATCTAGCATTGTTGAAAGAGCAGCGCTATTTATAGATAAAGGCGTATCAAATCCAGGACCTACAAAAGTTAGTTGTTGGCTTCCGTTTGCTACTAACTGCAACACTATATCATAACCATCTGTTTTAGAAAAACCAGGTTTTTTAGTTAATATACAATTAGCTATCATAAAAGAAAAATCATTATTAACATCGTAATAAGGAGTTTCAGTAACGCTTAGCTCTCCAGTTACATTAGCTAAAAATTCTAAAGATAACTGCGGAGCGGTTTCTAATTGAACTACTCTAGCGTTTTCAACTGTACAGTATTGATCCATACATTTACCTTGTTGTATGTTCATTTTTAATGTAGCATACTCTCTACCAGTTTCTTGATAAGCTTTGTTTAAAACACCAAATTCAGTATCAATAGGTTTAGATACATAGTCCATGTTATAAGCGATAGCATCACTTTGTATCATTTGCTTTATTAAAAGATTTGTTGTAACGTTTCTATTTTCCATGTTAGTTTGCTTTTGCTTTGTTTGCCATGAAAGATCCAGCAGCTGAAGCTACTCCACCTATCGCTCCAGTTAATGCAGCTGTTTGATCTCTTGACGCTTGAGCTTTTATACCTTGTTGGTTATCTATTTGTCCCTGTAATCTATTTAATTGCATCATTTCTCTTCCTTCTTGTTGTCCATAAACAAATGATTTCCCCGCGGCGTCTAAGCTTTGCATTCTTTGTTCTTCACTTATTTTAGCTTGCTGTAGTCTTTGTTCTCCAGCTGCTCTTTTATCTTCATTAGATTTTTCTTGTGATTCTATATCAGCAGCAACACCTTTTTTGCTAGCTAAAGCAGCTTGAGCTAAAGCAGTTGCACCACCAGCACCACCACCTGTAGCTCTAATAGTGTCTAGTGTGTTCGCTAGACTTATGTCAGCTTCTTCTATTTGCATTTCAGCAGCTTGAGTAGCTACAGATAAATTAGCCATAGGATTGCTCATCATACTACTTAAGTTAGTGGAATCTTCATAAGGATTTATTATTTCTTGTCTGTTAGCCTCTAAACTCTCCATCTTAGCGTTCATTTTCTTTAGCTTTTTAGCGGCTTTTCTTTTTGCTTTTCTAGCTTTACCTCCACCGATAATGCCGCCAATGATACTTGCTCCGGCGCTAACAGCTCCTGCGATTATAAAGGTCATATATTTTTGTATTTATTATTGTATTCTTCTGTTGTCATTGAGACTATTTCTTTTTCTAGTTTAGATATATCTTGAGTATTTGTTGGGTTTTTGTGAACATTAACAAATATAGAATCTTCAAGAGCTAGTATAATTCTTTGAGATCCTGGTTTAGAAACTGTATAGCAAGGAGCTATATGTTCTATTTTTTCACCGTTATTATTTATAACAACTTTTCCAGTTAGTAAAAACCAAACATGCAAATGATTATGAACAGCTCCTACAATGACGTGGTCTTTTTTTAAATCCATTTGTCTTACGTATAATTGATCTGCAAAACTATGTTTAATAGGTATGTCTGGTATAGTAGCTATGTTTTCTCCATCACCATAAAATCCATTCTTTTCTTTGCCTGAAAACATTAAGTCTTTCAAAGCAACTATACTTTCAATGTTTTTTAATTCCATTTAATTTAATTTAATTTAATACCCGTTGTTCATCGTGTATACCGCGCCAACGTTAAATAATTCTTTTTCACCTCCAACATTTGTTGTGTTGTCAGTAGATAAAGTAACTGTAGAATAGAAACCTTTAATACCACTCATTGCGCTACCAAAAACAACTTCACCTAAAGACGCTGCACTGTTGTTTATTAAATTTGCAACGTATTTGTTTTCTTTTCTATCAAAGCCCGCACGTAGTATTGGTGGAGTTAACGCCGCAGGATACTCGTTACCCAGTAAATCATATTGACCTTGTTGGTAACTATACACTGAAGGTGGTAACACAGCGGGAGATACAACTGTTGGTAGTGATGAGTCATATGATGAGTTTACTGTCTCGTCTTGTGTTTCTTGATATTGAACTCCGCCTAAAAGATCTTCACCTGTAGAGTCACTTATGATGCTACTAACTTGCCAGCCGTTACTTCCTTCGTAGGATATTGTTCTAAAAGTTTTAGAAAAATTAGGTTGAGGATTAAAAACAAAAGTTATTGAACTAGGTGTAGACACTCCATAAAAATTACCTCGTAGCGCTGAAGGATCCGTAGAGTAATGTTGCCACAAAGCTCCATCTTTAAGCGTATATAGTTTATCTCTTAAGCTAAGCATTTGATCAGGTTTAAAACTATAGAAAGTTGACCAACCTTCTCCACCGCCTATTGATTGACCATAAGCCAACGTTGAATAAGTTGCTGTAGGAAACTGTATTGGATCTTGATATAAAGAAACTACATACTGTTTGTTATGTATATCCCATCCACCATGAACAAAACCAGGAGCAACAGATTGGTTTATAGAGTTTAAAGTGTCTCTAAAATAATCAGTCATACCTTCTCCAGATATTTCCCTTACGCTTCCACCTGATAACTTTAACATAACGTTATTGTTTTCGTCTGAAAAATACTTATCATAACCATATACAGCAAAACTTTCTGGGTTTCTACTTATACCGTATTGACCAGGAAAAGGTTGAATAACACCAATTGTTAAATTAGAAGAGGTTACTGTTGCGTTTCCTTCAGCAGAGTAAATAGCACTTTTATTAACTAAAGCTCTACTTATTTTATTTTCTTGGAATATAACTAAATTAGTATCTTCAGCGTATAACTTTTGTATTGATCCATTTGCTGGATCAGCGCTTTTTGTAATACTTTGTCCAACCGAAAAAACGTTAGTATCATTTACTCCAGTTCTAGAATTAAATATACCAGAAAAAATTAAAGTATTAATTCTGATTGAAGAATTTGGTTCATCTTCTACTATATAAGCTTTCACGCCAAAGTCTACAGAAGTATTATTATAACCACCTCTTATTCTTGCTTCTTCTATTATCCAATTATTAGCGTTATCAGTGGTAGTAGTTGAGTAAACATTGAAACCACCAATAGTTTGAGGTATACCAAAAGAGCCGTTCCATACAGGCGCAGTTAATGCTACTGGTGTTGCTGGTTGGCTGTTTGTCATAGTTTTTCTTAATAAAAAACTGTTAAAGTATTTAACTTCTACTACTACTCCCATGTTCTATTAATATTATTACTTGTTTTTTATGTTTTTTAACTACGGAGTTGGTCCGCTTCCACAGTTTGGAGGGTTACTATTGAATACTCCAGTTCTATCTACTATTGGTATACTCGCTGGTGGGTTAACTAACGCCCATGTTATAGAAGTACCTAATGCTTGTGTGCAATAAGTTCCGCCGTCTGCCGCTATATTATCAACAGTAGTTGCGCCGTTACAATTTTGATAAGTAACATCTAACATTTGAATATTTCCACTAGCATCAAAATCATAATCTGGAACTGGATTTGCGGTAGAAGAACTTACAAAGTTACACACAGTGGCAGCGATAACAACATTAAATGTACATGCAGCTTCCAAATTGCCAGCGTCAGCAGCACCAACTTTTAACGTATAAGTTCCATTTGGAGGATCACCACCAAGTGTTCTTGCTGTTATAATAGCTTTTAAAGCATTGTTTCCCGCGGTTGGATAATCAACAGCCGTGCTAACAGCTATGTCAAAATAGTTATTACCTTGAGCCTCTGTTAATGTCCAGGTTAAATCTGTTTGTTTGTTTGCGCCATAAGAACTTCCATTCACCGCGTAAAGTGTAGCTGCAATTGAAAAAGCAGTACCATTACCACCTGTTAAAGTAACATTACCTGCTGGACATCCAGTAATAACTGGATCTAGATTTTCTAATGTAACATCTTCATAAAAAGTTTCAATAATACCATTCACGACACTTTGAAATAAAAACCTAAATGATCTTGCTTCTATTGGAAATCCATAATAATAATAAGGATTGCTCGCGCTACCAGTGACGCTAATAGTATAATATCCAGTACTAGGATCATTAAAAGTAAACTCTGCTGATCTATCTTGCGGTGAGCTTTGTGTGTCAAAAACACTTACTAAACTTAAAACACCTTGGTTAGTTCCTGTTCCATAAGCAATATGTGCGCTAGCTGCATTTACTAAGTCAAAAGTAGCTGTGCCAATTGCAGGTCCAGCTGTAGGTGGACTTGTAGAAACTCCTGGTATTATTGATTCTTTGAAATTAGTAGTATTAAAACCATTTAAAGTAGCAGCCGCAGAACTATTCTCTATTATAGCTGTATTTAAATCTGTTATTAATCCACTGCTTGATGTTTCCCAGAATATATCTAATTCAGATAAAACTGGATCTGTTTCAAAAACTGCTAAGTTTTGTAGGTTAACTATTGGAACTGACTTGTGAAAGTTTAAAGTAGTGCTAGCTACTAATGTTTGGTTTTTGTTAACTGTTATAGACGCGGTCCCAGTTATTGCTGTTATAATAGTTCCAGGTAGAATTGTTCCACCAGTCACCGTATCTCCAATGTCAATTGTTCCAAACACGTACGCCGCTACAGCACTAACATCAATAACTTTAGTATCTGGAGTTGAGGTACCAAGTGTTAATCTAGTGGCATTTTCATTTATAACGCCAAATTCTTTTGTTGTAGATATTCTAGCAATAAATGGATCAGAATCAATACTATAAAAAGCTTGGCTTGGAATGTAATTAGTTAAAGTGTTTTCTCCATTAAACAAATCGTCATCACTAGCTATAGTACTTACTATGCTACCTGCTTTTTTAGGATAAAATTGCTTATTTGTCAGTGCCGGTTGAGTAGGAGATGCGTCCTCGTTTTCTACTCGGCCGTTTAAATCTACACTACTTCTAAATTGTTTTTGTGTTGGACCTACTTCAGTTAAATCTCTAGGAACTTTGTTTATATTGTCATTTATTAAAACCGCGTGAGAAGTCTTACCTAACTCTAATTCTTTATCATTTGGATAAGCAGCCAAAACACCAGGAAGATATACATTGTAGTATTCTTGCTCTTGTTGTTTTACAACTATTTTATACGAATACCATCCAAGAGGATTGTAATCAGCGCTAGTGTCATCTCCATTATATATACCAGGCCAACCAGTATTTGCGTTAGGTTGAACTGGACTAATTGGTTGATTAAACAATACTCTTAAAGCATTACCTGGAAATTCTGCCTTATCAATAGAACTACCTAGGTAGCCAGTATAAGTTGTTGATCCTCCAAACTCTTGAGAGTTATTTGTCTGTGAAGCGTCTTGATTTGAAAGTATTACAGTTGACTGTCTGCCGTATCTATCTGATAAAACTACACCAACTTGATATGTTCTGTTTTGCTTTAAAGTACTACTTGGATATTCTAATTTACCAACTGCACTTTTTATTGTTCTAGGAGTAATAGTAGCTGTATTGTCTTCTTTTAAATTCACACCAACGCTGTAGTCTATGCTAGCAGGTGGAGTGTGTTTAGTTTGAAAATTACCATATATAACTCTATTGGCTGATATTTCTTGTGAAAAAGCTTTTACAGGTACCTTGTCAAATACTCTTATTATTTCATCAGAAGGTAAAGTTTTAAAAGGTTTTTTAGAGTTGTAATTATAAGTGAATATATCTGGTTCTACTGTTTGCGCTACTATGTTTTCTATAGGTATTGTGTCTATAACTTTAACAGCTAAAGCATCAGACTCTTTGTAAAGAATATCAATAGAAATTATCTTATGTAGTGATTGTAAAGTAGCTTTTGTAGAAGGTAAAGGTATTCTAAGTCCTATTTTAGTAACTTTATTTTCCATAAAATCAACTATAGTACTTCTGTAAGTATCTTGCTCATCTGTTGTTTGAGCGGTTAAATCATGCCAATCTTTGTTATACATAAAATAACCATCTTGTTCTGGTATAAAAGTTGGCTGTGTAAATGGAGCAAATATAGAATACTCGTTGTCATCAAATTGAAATCTATAACTAAATCTTATAAATTTATCTTTTAAGAATTCAGAATCTCCAGTAAAATCATCTTCATAATAAGGATTTGCATTGAAAACAAACTCAAGCTTAGTAGTTGCAGAATAAGCAGCTATATCAGCGGTAGTTGTAAAAGATTTAACAGTTGGAGTTGGAGCAGTAACAACAGTAACGCCAGTATCAATCATCACACCAAGAGTGTTTATATAGTAAACAGCATCACCTTCAACAGGCGATGTACCTCCAATTACGTTTCCTTCAGCTGTACCAATATCTAACAATATAGGCGCGCTAAAACCTGTAGCAAATTGTAATGGATTTGTTCCGTCACTAAAAGCTGACCCTCCGTTAGGATAAAATTTACTAGTCACATCGAACATAGTAGTTTGATAATCGCCTTCAGCAGGTAGTAAAAGTGGATTAGCAGTTGCCATAGCTGGTGTTATGATTTCAAACAGTTCTATAGATTCATAAGGATTATATGTTGCAACAGATATTTGATCCTCTGTTGTATAATAATTAAGTGTGTTAGCGCTAACAACATTTATTTTTCTAGGTTGATTTCTGTTATCTGTCCAGAATAATAATCCTTCTAGTATGTTAACTCCGTATATAGGATTTAGTTGTGAGAAATTTAAAAAAGCACCTTGTACTAAAACAACGTAAGTTTCTTGAAGTGAGTTGTATGATATTATAAAGTTTTTAGCACCTGGATCATATTTGTTAACTGAATGATTAGTAAGAAAAATATAAACAGTATTGTTTATTTCGTCAGTTAAGTAACCAATAGATTTTAGATCAGTAGTTTGAGTTAAAGTATTAAAATCTTGAACTAACGTATTTCCTAATACATTTTCCAAAGCGCCAACATTAGCACCTTCTGATTTACTTACTTGAGCATTGATCGCGTTTCTATATTCTCCATTTTGCAACAACCTAGCATCTAGGTCTTTATTCATTTTGCCTTTAAGGAAATTATTACTAATATTTGCCATCTAGTTTATGATTTTATCCATTTAGATTTACCTCTCATCACTTGAGTTATTTCATCAAGTTTGATATTAGATAGTCTTATTTTAGCATTTCTAAGTTTTGCACTACGGTCTCTTTTAAAACGTTGAACAACGCCCTCTGGAGTTCCAGCTCTTGTAGATAGTATAGAATACAGCAAATGAGAATACATTGCATCTTCGGCCATCTTAGGAACTCTACTGTCTAAGTCGTAAGCAAGTCCATCAGATATGTATTCTAATACAATTAATCTATCTGCTAAGTTACTAGAAAAAGCTATTCTACCTTCTCTTTCGTTCATATTAAACCAACCATTAACTTGAGAAACAGCAGGATCTAAACCGTATCTTCTTCCAAAAGCACCAAGTCCGTATCCATATCCATCTTGCATAAAATCAAAAAACGTGTTTAAATTATCATTATTAAAGCCACCTGTTAAAAGTCTATCGTTTGCGTTTTTCCATCTTTCCGAAGTTATAGAAGTTCCTTCTAGATTATCCCCAAAATTATCTTGTGTTGGTTGCCCAGCGTTATCTTGTAAAGGCATTTCATAAGGACTTATAGTAAGGTTGTTTGCTGGGTATATAATACGCTTAACACCAAGAGTATCTATAGAAGATATTCTAACGTAATTAACGTAATCTTGTGGCAAGATAACCGCAAGGCTAGGCGGTACAGTTAGCTCTTGTGATTTAACACTTTTCAAAGTGTCATAACTAAATTCTTGCATTCCACGTTTAACGTGAAAAACAACATCCGATTTTTTACATGTTTGAATTAATTTACCGTCACCTACGTAACCAACCATGAAATTGTCTATAATATCACCAATAGTAATATAAGCATAACCACCGTAATTTTCTTCAACAGCTTCGCCTGTAGCATTTCTAGCTCCATAAGCACCACCGTCTAAGGCTTTCATTTGAACAACTACGTAAGTTCCAAGAGCAATAGCCGCTGTGAAAGTTACTATATTGTTTACTATCGTATAAGCTAATATATATTCTGTGTATGTTATGCCGTCAGCGCTAGTGTATAGTTTAAAATTATTTAAAGCATAATTTGCCTGCGTTGGATCAGAGCTGCCAAATATTAAATCTGTATTAAAGCTTGTTGTAAACTCTTGATTCTGCAGTGCGGTTAGTGCTCTAAAGCCTTGCGCGCCTGCGTAATATTGTTTGTTAGTCTCGGTTATTAAACCTCCGTTTGGAATTGGCATATTTTATTAACTTTTTTCATTAATTTCTACTTGCTGTGCTTCAGCTTGTGCAGATTGAACGATTTCTGGATCTCTTATTATTATACCACAATACTTGAGCACGTTTGTTATAATGTTTGTTTGCTCTGATACGTCTAGTTCAAAATTAGTAGAAGTAGTTGGGTTGAAAGTGTATTGACCAAAACTACCAGTTGTGAAACCCCAAACAGGGTTAACGGGTCTAAATAAGCAGTTTACACTTACTGAGCTAGGTACAGGTGATATATTCAACACAAGTCTAGCTGGCGTTGCTGGAGTAGTTACTATTGTAGCGTGTGTAGTATAACCAATAGGATATTGGTTTGTTGGAGAAGTTAGGTTGGATCTTGTAATTGTAGAAAAATCGCTTCTACTTGTTAGTTGAGTTATAGAATTGTAAGTAGGATTTCCTGTGTATGTAGATATTATTTCACCTATTTTATAAACCGTACGTAGACCATTATAATAATATGATTGCGAAGGTACATCTAAAGTGAATGCAGTGTCTTGTTCAAAAGGATAAAGTTTATAAGCATTGCCTTTAAACATGTTAAAAAACTCTGTATCGTTTTGTTGATTGTTTTGATTGAATCTATTAAGTTGATTACCATCTGGAAAATATGAAGCAAAGATTTCTTCTTGTACTTGAACAGCTAGGCTGTTAAACTCTATTGGAGTAACGTATCCTCTTTGTTCTTTGTTTAATATGTACAAGACTGTTGTATATACTGTGTTTATATTTACCGCCATTATTGTTTGTTTTAAATACTATGAAGGCGACGTTAAGCCGCCTTATAATAGTATCACTTGTTTTTATAGTTTTTTATCTATAGACTTATAGATTTCTACACCTTCATCAGTCTTTAAGAAAGCTGCAAATGCAGAATAAGGGTTTTCATCAAACGGAACGTTCATTAACTTTCTGTTATTTGTTCCCCAATGAATTGTTCTTTGATCAGCAGACAACGATATGATTCCAGCTTCTGCAGCTCTAATCGCAAAGTTTCTAAGTTGAACGTTTTCATCATTAACTAAACTCATAAATAATGCAGGATCTTTCTTAGCAAATAATAGTAAATCTCTTTTAAGTTCTTTTGAACTCATTTCATTTACTTTTGATCCTACTTCCACTCTTAATATAGCTTCAGCGTGATCTATTTCTAAGTCTCTTGCTGCATTTAAAGCATCGATTTGCAAGTCTAATGTTTCAAGCTCATCTTCTGCAACTGCAACTGCACTAAATTCATGATATAGTCTTCCTTTTAAAGGATGATATAAAGATAATAATTTTTGTAAGTTTTGTTTTGTTTTAGGAACCATTAGTGTGCCATTATGAAACGTTATATGTCCCATTGTTGCTTCACCTTTTTGTTCGTCTACAAACGGCGAATCCATATTGGTCGCGTATCTAATTTCTCTTTGAGTTCCAGTTTTTTCATCAAAAAACAATAAAGAATGTTTTCTTGTATGCTTTCCTGGAATAGTTAGAGTTAAAGGAGATTTAGCTCCATCTAAAAAATATGTTCTATCTTTCATTTCCCAACTTGATTTAGTTGGTTTTGTTGGCGCTACTTGTGTAGCTACCGCCTGAGGTGCAACCTCAATGTTTTCTGCTTGAGCTTTTTTAGCCATAATATAATAAAATTAAATAGTTATAAAAGTAATAGTTACCCCCGTTGATGTAACGAGGGTAAAGATTACATTAATTTTGAATCATTAGATTCCTTTGAATAATACAAAGTTGTTAGCAGCTTGAGTTACTAAACATCTTTCAGATAGGAAGTTTACTTCCATAGCATCAAGAGTTGAGTTCATTGCTCCACCAGCAGAACCAGTCAACCAAGATTTCATTCTTCTATCATCAGCTTGAGACGCTCTATATCTTACGTGTAAGAAAGGTCTTCTGATGTTAGTTCCTAAAATTTGATCGTAAACTGTAGAAGTTCCAGCAGGAACTAAAACACCTTCAACAGAATTGATACCAACAATACCACCTCTTGTAGAAGCGTCATTTAAGTATTTCCAATCTGTTTTGTAGAAATCATAAGAACCTCTTCTGAAACCACTAAAACCTAAGTTTAAAGCCATTTCTTCAGAATTTTCGAATAAACCGAAAGCAGTTCCACCAGCAAATCCACCAGAGATAGAAGCTAACATATCGTCAAAATCAAGAGATGTTTGTCTCTGTAAGAATAACATGTTTTCTTCAATTGCTCCTTGAGTATCAAGATTTTTAAGTATTGCATCAAATTCAGTAAGTCCAGCAGCAGCAGTAAATCCTACTTCTACATTTCCTCTTGAAGTTATAGCAGCAAATAAACCTTCAGTACCTGGTAAAACTAAGTTACCAACACCTACACCAGCAGCTATCTGATTGTATTCACCTTCTACTAAAGCCATTTCTAAGTAATCTTCGAAACGAAGTCTAGTTTCAGATTCAGCTTTTAGATACCATAAGAATCCAGAAGCACCATCTTCAGTTGCAACTTCAACCCATCCAATTTGAGCCATATCAGAACCAGAGATAGTATATTGATCTCTAATGATGATTGGTGAATTAGAATATTGAGTTAACTGAGGTGTAATGGAATTTCTTGCAGCAGTTCCTGCAGCAACAGTTCCAGCAGGCGAAAGATTAGTACCTTTAGCATAAGCAGAACCATATACAAACATTTTAACGTTTGAAGCTCCAGCAGCTACAACAGCAGGTACAAGAGAAGTACCAGCAGCAGCAACAAGACCAGCTCCAGCGATGAAAGGAACAACAGTAATAGTTCCTCCAGCACCTGGCGCAGAAACAGTTACGATACATTTTCTTTCAGCACCAGTGTTTCCGTTCATTAATACTACTGTATCATTTACGGATATAACATTAGTAACGTTTGCTTGTACAGTAATAATGTTAGCACCAGCAACATTTGCAGCAACACCAACAGAGGCATAACTAACGTGTAATCTATTTTGTTCAGACCAAATTACTTGATCAGAAGTCATTGGCATTTCAGCGCCAACCATTTTTAAAAATCCAGATAACGTTCTGTTTCCATAACGCTCTACTTCTTGTTCGTAGATTTCTGGTAAGTACTGTTGAGCAAAATCATTTGCTCCCGCAGCAGCGGTGTTAAATTGTAGGTAGTTACTAGGCAGAAGTTGTTGAGCCTGCGAAGGTATTAAACTACCAAATTGAGGACTTAAAGCCATAATTTTCGTGTTTTAATTAGTTAAATTTTCTTGTTTTAATTTTTAAATTTTTTGAGTCAAATCCACTAATTGCTTTTACTTTAAAACCACCAACACTGATATCGCCTGAACTTCCTGTTCTAGCTTTAGTATCGGTTAAGTTTTTAGATTTATTAATGACGTCTTTAACGGCATCAGCTTTTCCTTGTTCGTAAAAGTGACTAGCAATTTTATCAACATTTTCAGCAGCGTACATGGCTTTGTGATAACCAGAAGTATCCACTACGTCTCCATCTTCGTTTAAGAACTTCTTAACTAAGTTATTGAGATTCGATTGATTTTCTGCTACTTTTTCACGATTTTGAATATTGTACTTAAAACTCTTTTCTCCTACTGAGATATCAAAACCTTTGAAATCCTCGTTAAATAGTTCTTGAGTGTTATGTTTAAACTTTTCGTGTTGTTCAGTAGCCACATCTTGTTGCTTGTTGTAGCGATTAAAAAAGTCTGTAGCTTTTTGTTGGTCTTGAGTTACTCCGGGTCTCAACTTGATTTCCTCGTAGTATTTTACCTTAGTTTCCTCTAAAAAGTTTTTAGCTTTTGCAATCTCTTCTTTTTTAGCGAGTTTCTTTTTTCGGACTTCACGCTCTTCGTCCATGTCTTCATCATATTGGAAATTATCCTCCATAACGAATCCAATCTCTTCCTCGTTTAAATGAGGTTTTGCTTTTTTATAATACTCTTTTAATAAAGTATCATCATCAATGCTTGAATAATCAGCATTGAGTCTTGTATAATCTTCTATAGTTCCACCAGTTTCTTCCATAAAAGTAACTAACTTTTCAATGTTCTCTGGTAATTGTTTGCCTAATACTTTTTCGTCTCGTAAAGCTTCTTTTACTTCTTTAGTAGCTTGCTTTACTTCTTGTTCTGTAACTTCTGTGACTGCAGAAAACCCTTCAGTAGTCTCGTTGGACTCTTGTATAGATTCTCCCACCTTTGCGCTATCTCCGGATGGTTTTTCCACAGGTACTTCCTTTGTTTCTCCGATTTGAATGGCATCTTCTTTTTTTAATACATCGTTAGGTATAGTAACTTTTGTTACTTCATCTGGTAATTCAACTAAAGGTTCTTTTAAGTTAACCTTTATAATCTCTTGTTCTGGCTTACCTAATTTTTTAGGTGTTGTTTTTTTAGACTTTATTTTAAAGTCTCCTTCCTGTTTAACAGGTTCATTTGTTTTTGTTTCTGACATAATATAATATGATTAAATAATTAATAAAATTAAGGACTTGGCATAATAGAAGCCATATCTTTTTGTTCAAAATCTATTGGTGGTAAATCTGATTTTCTTTGATCTATCATTTGACTTTGTTGCGTACCTTCCATTTTGATACGTTTGTCTTTACGATCTTCAATCAATTGCTCTTTTTGACCATTAGCCTGCATATCCATTTGTTTTAACTGCATATCAAACTGAAATTGTGTTTGCATTTTTTGTTGCTCTAATTGAGCAGCTAGGTTCATGCGCTGTATTTCCATTTGGTTACTAGCTTGTTCAAATTGAACTTTAGAACCAGATATTGCTTCTTGCTTTTGTACTTCAGACATTGCTATTTTTTCAGCAGAATCAGCCTGAGCATCAGCCTGAGCTTTAATATTAGCTTGTTGGTTTTCTTGATCTTGCTTACCTTTAAACTTACGTTTTATCTTAAGCATTTGATTTGCTAGTTTAAGATTTTTAATTTGTCTTAAATCAATAGCATCTTCTAAATCAATTCCACCACTTTGCAATGCTACTTGTATATTTTGCTCTAATTGAGCTTGTTCTTCTTCGTCTGGTTCTAGTTCTAAGAATATACCAAAGTCATGAAGATTTAAATTACTAACCTCTATTAATGTATTAACATTATAATTAGATATAGAATTAGTTAAAGCCTCTGCAGTTAGCGGAAACTCTAGCGCATCAGCTATTTTTAATGCAATATTTTCTGATACTCTAAGAGTTAAATATAAACTTGACTGCTTGATATGTCTAGTGGCTACGTTGGACGCGTTAGCAGCCATCTTTTGCAACCCTACTAGTGTTTGTTTGTCTGGAGTACTTCCATCACGAGCCTCATTAAGTCCTGTTACATCTCTTATCATTTGTAAATAATATTGATAAGTTTGTATTAAACTTTGTATTTTACCTTGGCCACTAGAACTATTAAGTTCTTGTATAGGCACTTTACCAGCGTTCATTTCACCATCCTGTGTAAGTGATCTACCTACAATAGAACCAGTTTGGAAATACATATTAAGTGCTTCCGCTGCGTTATAGTTTGTTCCATTACCTAAATCAACCTCAGCTAAACCATCCATGTCTAAATAAACACCATCTGGTACCATTCTAGACATTACTTGCTGTAACTTAAGATGAGTTAATTGAATCATGTCAGCAAAACCTATACACTTACTTACCAAAGATTCAATTCTACCTTTGTATATTCTTGGTGCACATATAGCGTAATTCATTTCTACTTTCGTAGTATCAGCTAATGGTCTTGACATATTTTCAGCCATCTCCCATTTAAGCATTGTGTTTGTTCCTAATACTTTAGCACCGTTGTATAAAACTTCAATAGATCTTGATACTCTTTGAAATCCATCATTTTCTGGTGGGTTAAACGAGTCATCTTTTTCTAGTGCTTTTTCTAAACCTTGATCAGTTTGTTTTATTTTAAACACTTGGTTATGATAAGTTTTATAATCAAAGTATAAAACCTGAACAGTGTTCTCGTCATAATTTCCCCAACCTGTTACGTATTGTCTATTACCAGGCATTTTTTGAATTCTTTCTAATTCATCTTTGCTGATATTTGGAAATTCTTTTTTAAGCTCTGGTATAGTTATTGATTTAACTTCACCAACGTAGTATATATCTTCAAAGTTTGGATCTTCAGTATATGAATAAACCATGTAAGCAGGATCTACATAATCAACAGTAATTCCTTCAGCTGTATTAAAACTTGTTTTACTTGCAGCAATACCGCAAACAGTCAAGTCCATGTTAATTCTACGTCTAATTAAATCGAATTTGTTTTGTGCTAGTACAGAAGATATAGCTTCTTCTTCAGCTATCTCAATTGATTGCTTGTAACTAAGTTGCATATGCAATTCTAATTCTTCTTCAGATTCTGGAAGAGCACTTGGATCTACGCTTTGATACAAATCAATACCTAAAGAATTTTTTAATTCATTTAAGTAATCTTTAGCCATCATGTCTTCGTATATTCTTGAAGCATAATCAGTTCTTTTTTTAACTGAATTAGGATCTTGAGCATAGGCTTTTATATCATAACTTTTTTGTGATATACCATTTACAACTATATCTACAAATTTAGATAAAATAGGTACTGGTTGCCAGTCTAAATTAAGATAAGACAAATCACCATTAATAGATAACTCATCTTTGTATTTTTGAGGTGATTGCTCACCACGAGCGTATTGCCTTAAGTTATGGAAGTTATTCCAATTAGTTAAATATCTATTACCGTTAGTTCTACCTTGGTCAAACCACTCGTATTCAATTGCCATAGCAACTTGACTACCGTACTCTTCACTTGCTTTGTCTGCATCACTAACCACTTGACTAGGAAAGGCGCTATTGCTATTAGTATATATATTCATTTAACTTATAATTTTTGATGTAAATCCTTTGTTATCGTATTTTTTAATACCTAGTTCAACTGCTTTGATTTGAATCTTGGCTGATGGTGCGTATCTATGTTTGTTACAAGCCATTAAAGCTAATCCCGAACTAATAGAAGCATCGTGAGAAGTTCTGTTATTTATATTAAATTGTGCCCAATCTTCTAATGTTCTTTGGAAATACATATCTCCGTAGCCTGTTTCTTTTATTCCAACAAAATGCTCTATATAAGATTCTATTGCAGAAGCGTGTGCTTGTTTAATATCTTCACTAGAGTTTGGCATTCCGCCTATTTCTCTTTCTGTTACCGATAGTTTATTATGTTTTTTATCTGGTCGATTCATAGAATATGATCTATAACCTCTTCTTTTAAAATGATATAATAATCTAGGTTTATTGTTCTCTGCTAGTATTGGCATTCCATAAAATATACAAGCCATTAATACATCTTCAAAAAATATCTCAGCTGTTTGTGGACGAGCTATGTATTCTAAAAAGAAATGATTAGGTGGAACATCTTCCATGCTAAACTTAGTTAAACCGCTTAAAGCTCCATTAGAACCTCTTCCGTCTACTGTTCCTGATATATCATATGGATCACATCCAAAAGCACCACAGTGCTCGTTACCTGGATATACTCTACCATTTTTCTTTATAGTTCTATTCTGTAATTCAACTGGTGGAACCCATGATATTAAAAATCTACCACTTTTGTTTGGTACAAACATAACCTTAGTATCTTTAATTCCGTTTTCCCATTGAAAACTACCTTTTGTAATTGATAGTGAATTTTTTAAATCCTCATTAAAATCGATCTGTTCGTATATCTTTGTAAGATTAAATAAAGACTCTTTACTTTCATCTCTAAACGCGTGTTTTGTTGTGCGTGGAAACTGTCTATAAAATTCATTTAAACCATCTTGATCTTCTTTTAAACCAGCTACTTCATTATCCCAGTATTCAACAACCCCGATTTTGATTGGAGTTCCATGAGGTCCAAACACAGGTTTCTGTGGGGTTTCGAAGACAGGGTAGCCATAAGAATCAATGTATCCCTCGTAGTTCCATTCCATAGGAATGAACAAAGAATAGAGTCCTGAACGTGTTTGTCCATTTGCATTTCTTTTATTAACATCTGAGTCATCGTATAATTTTTTAAAGTTTCTACCACCTTTATCTAAAGCGTTTGATGTTGATCCCATCATACACTTTCCAATAATTCTTGATCCTAATCTAAGGGTTGTTTTTGTAACACGCCAGTTGTTTAATATATTATTAGGTCTTTCCCATTTACCTGATTCATCATGAACTAAAAGCTTTAGTTTTTCTCCATCATAAGCATTGTCTCCAGTGTTTTTCCAATCTATAGTTGTATCTAGCCCAGCAAGATCTTCTGGTTTATCTGTAGAAACTATAGATCTTCTTGTAAATTTAGAAGCTGGTACTCTATAAGCTAACTCTGTTTTAGGACGATCCATACCGTCTTGTATTGGTTTAAAGAAAAAAGGATAGTTAACCGAAATAGGAACTACCTTGTCTGTAAACATTTTCTTTGCATCAGATCCAGATTTAGATAAAATACCAAAACGTGCATCAGTTGATATCGTGGCCATGTTAACACATTCACCAGACGCCATAAATGAAAATCCAGAACGTCTGTTTTTTAGATAAGACATTCCATAGCATCTATAATCTGCTCTACAAGCTTCCCAAAATATAAAGAACAATCTATTTGATTCTCTAAAGTCTGGTTGACCTACATCAATTTTAGACCATTGTAAGTACATGTAATGAGTGCCAGTAAGATAAGTAGGAATATTTTTATTGATATACCAGAAACCTTCTTCACGCCTTTTGAATTCATTATCAATGTAGTCGTAATGTTTTTCTTTGAATTCTTCTGGATATTCTCTCCAGTCGAATACTGTTTTTATTCTTTTTAATTCTTTAGGATAATGAAATAAGGTCCATCTATTTTCTTTGAACTCATGGACTTCTTCAGCTTTAGGTAAAGCTATTATTAAGTTTTGTATTTCGTATATTTCTCCAATTTCACCAGTCTTAGATATAACAACCATGTCATGATCTTCGTTGTATCCATACTCCCATTTTTTATACCTATTCATTCGTTTAAGAACTTTAGGTTTAACGTAATCGGGTAATACTTTATATAGTGTTTGCTCGTACATTATTTAGACCTCCCTTCAGCAAAACCACGAAACGTGCTTTCTTTTTTAACTTCTTTAGGTTTTTCCTCTAGTATGTTCTTCTCTTCTTCAATTCTATTAAGAATTTCAAAAGCATCGAATATAGCTAGTTTCTTTGTAGCTGCGGCATTTTTTAATCTATCAGCTGATATATCATCTGCTGTATCTATAATAGCTTCTTTAGCAACTTTAATAAGTTCTTCAACTGCTATGTGCCCAGCTTGGATTATACTCAACTTCGTTTCCTTCGTGTTCATATTTTATAACAATATCATTAGATTTCATACAATAAAGACGTTGACCGTCTATTAAAAAATCCCATTCACCATTAGGTGTATAACCTACAAGGTCTCCAGGACTTATTTTAAGCGCTTCTAAAGAGCTATTACCTATTTTTAGTATACCAACAAGTTCTTTTTCTTTATCAAGCGTTAAATCATTGTCACTTTTAATTGGCATGACAAAACATCTATCACCAAATGACTTCCACTCTTTGTCTCTTTTATATAAATAGACCTGATCTATAGCTAAAAAATATAAATCATCTTTAAAATAAGATCTACTTTTTTTTCTAGCACCTTTCATATCATAAAAAGTTCTAAACACATTGTGATGTATAACTACTATATCTCCTTTTTTAATAGAAGTTTTATAAGCTTTTGGCGTTTCAACAACAACCGCTAGATTATTAACAGACTTATAACTTTCTATCGTTGTGTTAAGAATTAATGTTTTATCGCCTATTTTAACTGTGTTATCATATTCGTCACCTAGTGGCTTTATGATAAAGTCAAATAAACTTTTCATTAATACTCTAAATCATATTCAACTGATATTGCCATGTTAGAATTAAATTTTTTCCATGGCAATACTTCGTTGTTTTTTTTGATGTGTATATTATAAGAGTTATCGGATTCTGCAAAAAGTATATGAGAAATCTCATGACCTCCATAAACCTGTTGGCCTACGGAATAATGCATTGCATCATTTTTGTAATCAGATCCGATACTAATCTTTCTTATATTATTCTTCATCTTCTTTTTCGATCTCAACGTAAGAACCATCTTTAAGATCAATGTTAACTTGACCGTATTCTTCTTCTAGTTCTTTTTTAGTAGCTTCAATCTCTTTAGATAGTTCAGCTATTTGACCGTGAACATTTTGCTTTTGAACATCTAGTACTCCTAAAGTTCTTAACCCTTCGGTTAATTTAGCTTGCTGCTCTTGAACAGTTTTTAATTGTTCTTCAGTGATCATCGCTTTAATTTTTTCTTCTGCTTTTTTCATTTAATTTAATTTAATTGTTAATTATTAATTGTTATTTTACTCTTAGTTATATAGTTACTTGTTTTTATACTATTTACCTACTATTAAGTTAGTTGCAGCTGCTGCACCTGGTACTAATATGTAATCAAATACTACTGGAAGTATTGTTCCAGCTTGAGCACCTAAAAATTCTATTGCATCACTAGCTACCGGAGGCAAAGATTGTACTGCATCTATTCTAATAGTGCAATTTCCGTCACTTCCAGCTTGTGTAACTGTTAATATGTCTCCTATAGCATATTGTTGACCAGCAGCTCTTGGTATTACAGCAGTTACCGCTCCGTTGGGTGCTGTAGCTAAAGTTATAGAACCGCCAGTTCCACCACCATCTACTATTGTTAATACATCAGCAACTGCGTAACCAGATCCGCCTCTTGTTATAGTAAAAGTTCCTATAGGACCTGTTGCTCCACCACCTGTTATTGTATCTATTGTTCCAGTTAATCCACCGGCTTCTGTTACCGTAAAAGGTCCAACGCTATATCCTGTTCCAGGAACTAACGCGTTTGTTGTTGGAATTGGTACTGTTATATCCACCGTACATCCAGTTCCAGAAGAAGCTGGTACTATACTAGTTACAGTTGTTAATAAACCTGTAGCTGTAAAATATGCAGCGCCTGCCGTTAATATTGATCCTAAAAGAACTACAGTTCCTTGAACACCTTCTGTTCCAGCTACTATACCTCTAACGGTTCCAGTTACGCCTACGTAAACAGAAGAACCTGAAAGGAATGTTCCTAGTGTTCCACTTTGATTTTCAAACAACCAAGCAGATCTAGGATCTATTGTGTTAGTTGGTGTGTATGCTAATGCTCTAGATATAAAGCTACTATTTGTTGGAAATTGTCCCATCTTTTAATTTTTTATTTATTACTTATTGTTTTATATTTTTCAACTCCACGTGATCCAAAATAGGCTACATAAACTGTGGTTACTAAAGTTTTTAGTAAACCTATCCATTCTTGTTCCACTGTAAAAGATATTTCATGATGACTATCAACCCATATAAAAGCTATTGTCATTACAGATAAAAATATCAAACATAGTGGACGCGTGTTTTTCGAAAGCCATGAGTCGCTTTTCATATCGCTCTCCCAGCGTTTTGTTATTTCTTTCATTTCTGTCATGTCTTGTTCTAGTAACATGAGTGCTTTTTCTTTGTCTTCCACAGGAAGAGCAGTATCTTTTTTAATTAAATTCTTTACTAAACTAAATAAACCAGCATCAGGCAATACGTCACCCGCTACATCTAATATACTTGGAGCAACTTTACTTAAAAATGCTCCTACTTTAGTTTTGTTAAATTTCTTTTTCATCCTTTTTCGTAAGCTTCTTTTTCCCAAGGCAAATCTTTTGCGCCTTCTTCCATGTCAGCTCTTGAGTATTTTTTTCCTTTCCAATAAACGTTTTCGTTGTCGTAATCTAAATCACCACGTTTCATTTGGTCTAAGTGTATTTTTTCATGAGAGACTACATCGTCTACTTCACTTGGATCCAAATCTTTGTTTATAATTATAGAACCATTATTATTAGCTTTACCCATAACGCCATCTTCCATGTCAACTCTATATATAGGAGTATTATCTACTATGTAAGGTGGATTTTTTAGTGTAAATGCCATTTTTTATTTGTAAGGTAAAAGTTTATTTAATGCTTTTTTACGAGCAGAACAGCCGCAGGGAATATTTAATCCTTCTGCGACTTTATCTACTACATTTTTAATACCAGTAGCTTTGGTGAATTTTTCTATACTGTCTCCTAGGCCTCTGGATTCCATAACTATGCTGTGAAAGCAGCGCTAGTGTAAGAAACTGATATTTGTGGAGTTGTTACTGCTATACGTCCAACATTTCCTCCAGTATTAGCAGCATTAGCTCCTTGAGCTAAAGGAATTTGAGCTACGTTTACTGGTGAACCTACTGTAGATACTACTCCTCCTGGATTAGAAGTCATTGCAGATTGAATAGCGTTTAACACGTCATTAGCAACTAAAGGTGCTAAATGTGTTACTGTCCATTTTTTTGTAGCTGTTACAATGTTATCAAAAAAGATATCAGTTGTAGTTGTGCTTGCTGTTGCAATTCTTGTAATTTGGTCGATGTTAATCAACAATTCTGAACCTGTAGTCGCTCCTGGAGTGCTAAGGTTAAATTTAATGTACTTTGCCATTTTTTTGTTAGTGTTAGTGTTAGTGTTAGTGTTAGTGTTTTGGCTGAGATTTATTACAGTTCTCTTCTGTTATTTTCTTACTGCTCCTGTTTTATAATGAGAATCCATAAATCCTTCGTCTTCAAATTTTTTACCATCATGTTCCATTAATGGTGATCCTTTAGATCCACCCATATGCTTTAATATCATTGGTCTCCCGCTGCTAGCATCTCTAGCTATTGGGTTGTCATTCATTAAATCAGATTTTTCTTGTTTTGCGTAACCTTTATTTAGGTTGTTTAGTGGTGAACTCATTGTTGTATTTTAATTAGTTAATGTTTTATTTTTCTTTTATTATGTTAGAATCTCCTCCAGGTTTACCTCCATGATGCGAAGCTCCTTTTTGATGTCTTGCCCAACGTTCAGCATCAGAAACACCACCCTCTGGATTTGGTCCTCTTTTTTTGTCGTTCATTATGTTACTGTGGTTATCTTTACCGCCTTCTTGGTTTAAAGGTGAAACCATTTTAGCAACAGATCCATGATGTTTTTCATCGTATTTTAAATCTCCAGCTAATTTTGAAATATGCTTTTCATCAGCTGTCATAGACGCATCACTTCCACCATGCTTACTATCATAGTCAATATCTTCTTTAATATATGTCATGTGAGCTTCATCGTCTCTTTTTGTTGCTCCCATGTTACTGTTTGTAACTTTTGAATGTCTTGCATTGCCTGTGTAATGACCGTAGTGTCCTTTTTCCATTTTAATTATGTTTTATGATCTTGGTGGCCTTGGCCATTTTGCGTTTAATGCCGCTACTCCTTCTTTTGTATTTCCAAATGCAAGTTTATCAGCTTCGTAAGCTTTCAAGTCAGCCGTTATTTTATTTGTAACAACGAGTTTTCTATCTTCAAGTTCTTTTGTTTTTTTATGGAATTTTATAGCTTTTTTTGAACCTCCTGTAACTTTACCAAAACTAGGATTAGCTGTAGTGCCGTCTTGTAAAAATTCGTTTTCATCAAATGTAACTTTTTCAATTGCATCTTTTCTATCATCTCCTCTTAAAATCTTACCATCAGGTCCAAAACTAATAAGTTTCTTTCTAACGTTTCTACTTCCTTCTCTATCTCCTCTTTTTGCAATTCTATTAGTGAGTTTTGTTTCTGTATCTTCATCAGTCCAACTTGACATAACTTGATCCGCAGCTGCTTGAATTTTTCCTTGCATTTCGCGAAACGCTGGTTGATCAGATAGATAAACTTCACCTCTACCACCGTCACCATAGCTATTTAATGGTGATTTCATTTGGAATGGGCTATTAGTTTTTTTCATGAATCTATTTATTTTATTGTTCTTTTTTTGATTTTGGTTTTTTATGGTGTGAGGTTTTTTGGTGCACTCTCCAATACTCACTTGCTGACGCAGTCCCTGCGGTACCTGAATTATCAGTTCCTGCTTGCATATGCGGGGGGTGACCGCTTCTTCCTGCTGATGCAGTTGTATCAAGTGGTGAATTCATGTTAATCATAGAATCATCAGCTTCGTAATTCATATTTGCGGGTGGCGGTTGATCCCCTGGTGTAGCATGCTCAGCATTTTTCAATTCTCCTTTAGCTTTTAATTTCATTACTTTATCGTTTTCGTAATTAAAATCTCCATCTTCGCCATCTTTTTCAGATAGTTTTTTTGCTCTTTGTAGAAATTTATCTCCGTGATTATGTAATGGTGATTTAGCGCTGAACGCTTTTTGGAATGGTGAACTCATAGTTTTATTGTTTGATTAATTACCTTCGTTTTTATTACTTTCTTTGTCAGCTAAAAATTTTTTATATTTAGCCAAGTTTCTTTTATTATCTTTTTTATTTCCATTATCGTATCTCCACTGAGTATATCCTTTGTTTTTATCTGCTGTAGAATCTTCAGAGTCGTCATTAGTATCTGGTGGCGCAAGTGATGGGTGATTGTGTTTGCCCACAGTAAGTCCATGCCCTGCATCAAAAAATGGAGTTTCGCCTCTAACACCGCCACTTCTTTTTCTTTCAGC